AATTCTCGGCCTTTCTGCAAGCCCTCAATGCCAACTCCTCCAGCCCATCGGCGTGATGGGGGCCGGCAATATCATTACGACATTACAGGCAGAATGATAGCCCTAGATGTAGTGAGCGCTTTTTGCCGTTGGTTGACATCCGCGAAAGGGAACCAAGGGTCGATTGCAGCCCTTCAACCTCAGCGCGCAACTTCCCTGACGTACGCCTGGCACGCAGCCAGCGCGATCAGTCCTTGGTCGCCGGCATCGGTGATGCCGATAATTCGTTGAGCATGCGCTGGGTCAAGTCGGGCACGCGCTCCTCCATGAACCACGCCGCCGGCTGGGGTACCGGCTGGCACTGAACAGCCACCGGCTGGATCCGTGGCGTCGAGTAGGACTGACAACCGCAGATCAGAAGTGGCAAGGCGATCGCGCAGGCGAGCCTGGTTGGTTTGAGCATCGCTCAGTTCCTTGTGGTGGGTTTTGTCGCTGACTGAAAGGCGCTGCTCGAGCGCGAGCCGCTTGTCCTGATCGGCGCGGAACTGTGCTGCTGCAACATTGCCGATCGCCGTCAGGTCGTCCTGGTGGAGCCGGGCCTGCTCGGCGAGCTGCTTGCCGTAGCGCCAGTCCTGAACCTTCCATGTGCCCGCCGCACTGCAGACCATCAACACCGCAACCAACACCAACAGAGCTATCAGCTTTTGCGCCGACGTCATCACGGCACATCCTTGAAGAAGATGTGGTGACCTAGCTTCAACGTCTGCTTGGCACCCTTCGCCCAGGTCGGCGGCTTCGGCATGGTGGTTGCGTAGTAATGCGTGGCGCCGCCGGTAGGATCAGGCACTTTCCCAGCGATCACCTGGTCAGCAGCGATCTGTGCCTGGGCAAACTCGCGGAATGGGATCTGCCGCGCTCCGCTCAGAAAGGCAAAGTTCGGATCGTTCTTGTTCCAGCAGCTGAACTGGTAAGGCCTCTGGCAAACGCCGGCGTAGCCCTCCCCCCACCACGACCGGTCCTTACCGTCATTCACGCGGTTGCGGATGGTCCAGGCCACGGCGACCTGGCCGGCCAAAGTTTCGCCGCGGGCCTCACCCCAAAGCGTGCGCGCGAGGATGTCGCGGTCTTTATCGGTAACGGTCATCACTTTTCTCCAGGCATAAAAAAACCGCATTAGGCGGCGATGGGTGTTCTGCAGGGTTACGCGAGGCTGACCACCTTGACCGGCTTCACCTCCTTCTTTTTCTTGCCCTTGGCTTTGGCTTTGCCCTTGTTGCCGCCGTTGCACTCGACCGTGGTCGACCAGCCGGCTTGGGTGTAAACCTGCTCGACCGAATCGGCCAGATACTCGCCATCGAGCCCGACCTTGAAGCCCTGGGCATTGATCGGCCGCTCGGCAAACAGATCCGTGCGGCCTTCCATTTCGAAACGCACGCCGGCACCGGAGCGGTTGAAGGCCGCCAAGCGCGCTTTGGCCGCGGATTCGGCGGCAGACTTGTTCGGATGAATGTGCCGATCGGTATGTACCGAGGGTAGGCCGGACGGCACGTCGTCGTTGTCCAGAGACACCACCGCCAACTTGCCGCCCTTCTTGTCTTGGTGTTTGGTGGCCACCTTGCCGTGCGTGTTGCGATCGCCCAGGCGGAACTGCCAGCGGCTGACGTCCTTGCGCGTGATGGTGATCGCGCCAAAGGCCTTGCCGCTTGCGCTCTGTCCACCCTGGCGAGGCATCACCAACAGCTTGCCGTCCGCGACCTTGGCCGTGCAGTCATATTGCTTGGCCAGGCGCGTGATGAAATTAAAATCGGACTCGCTGAGCTGGTCAGCCCGGGCGACTTTTGTCGTCACGGGGCACTCCGGCTGCCAGCCGTTTCGCGCGGCGATGTCGGCGACGATCTTTGACAGGGGTACGTTCTCCCAGCTCCCGCTGCGAATGGTTTTGCCGCTGCCACGCATGTCGCTGGCCTTACCCTTGATCACGATCGTGTCCGGGGGACCCGATACCGTGATTTCGTCGACCACGTAGCGACCCAGACGAGCCACCCCCGTCTCGACATAGCCCAGGTAGATCTCGATCCCCGCACCGCGCGGGGGCAACGTCACCAGACCGTCACGGTCATCAATGCGTAACTCGAACTCGTCGGAATCCATCCCGGGCTTGTCGGTGGTGCTGAGCTGGATCAGCCGATCATTGATCAGGCCGGTGATGTCGGCACCATCGGCGACGACGCGAAACTTAGGAGTCATGGAAAACATCCAAAAGAAAACCCGCACAAGGCGGGCTGGATTGATGGGCGTTACGCGTAACGCGATCAGGCGCCGGCGGCGACTCCGGACAGGGTCAGTCCCACAGCGTGACCGCTTCGGTGACCGGGCTCGGCAGATCCGGCAACACAATGAGCAAACCGGTGCGGAATGGCTGCTCTTCTTCGGCCAGCCCCTGATTGGCATCAAGGACCGCCTCGACACTGCCGTTCAGGTGGCCGTAGTAGTTATGGCAAATGGTGTCCAACAGATCCCCGTCAGACGTTCTGCATGTCGTCGCCATAGCGCACGAACTCCAGGGTGAACTCTTGTTTACGCGGAATCCCGCCTTGCATCAGCGCGCTTTGATCTTCGTCGACGCTCTTCAAACACCAGGTGCCGAGCACGTCGCCATAGCCTGTGGTCAGTGTCAGCGGCTGCAGCTGAGCGCCGATTGAGCGCAGGGTGTCGAGCTGCTTGAGACCACCCTTGAAGCCCGGGAAAATCTGGCCCTTGAGGGTGATTTTCTCGTCACCCATGCCGACCCCCTGCTGCGCCGGCCGGCGCGACAAGCGCTCCTGCGAGGCCCAGCGGAATTCGGTAGAGCGGCGCAACGAGTCAAAGGCCGCCGTGTCGAGGTTGAAGTAATACGGCTGCGCCTTGGGATCGAGCGGATGGATGATCAACAGGTGCGGGAACGGCTTCACCGCCTCCGGCGCCGGCGTGCCATCGGTGGCCAGCGCGCCCGTGGGCAGGACGTTGGCCAGCGACGGACTGACCTTGCCGGCGATCTTGTTAATCGCCGTAGCCGCCTTGCTGGCCTGTTCCTTCAGGGTGGTCAGACGCTCATCGATCCCCGACAGCGCGCGACTGGCTTTGTTGTACATGCTCACCACTTGCCCGACCTTGGCCTGAGCGGCCTGCACCCCACGCATCACGCGCTGAAGCTTGGCCCCCACCGCCGGGCCGACAAAGGGCAGATCCTCCAGTTCTGACGCTGCCCCCGTGAGTTCACCGATCGCGCCATTCACCGGCCCCAGCATGCCGTCCAGGCTACGTCGGCCGGTTTCACCAGCCGCGGCCATGTACTTCAGGCCCGACTGCAACTGCTGCAATGCAGTCTTTTCCTGATCAGGCATATGCCCTCCTGATTAAACGTGTGGTTCGTCGTAGAGCTTGCTGCTGTCGACTTGCTTGGCCATGTCCCGATAGTGCTGATCGAGTAACGGCTTGATCTGGTTATAGATCGTGGCCGCGTCCTTCACGTCGCCGTTGACCACCAGGGAAAACGGCGCCTGAATATCCACTTTCGATTCGATCGTGGTCGGGGCCGGCTTCGCCACCATCGCCAGCGGCCCCGCTGGCATGCCCGCGTCGGCGCTGGCCGGCGGCAACATCATGGCCTTGGCCGCGTCACCCGGCTGCGGTCGGGCCAGCTCAGCGCCTGGAAAGCGCACCTTGTTGGCAAAGTGCGGCAGCAGCATGGCGTCTTTGGAGTTGGGGTCGCGCGGGTCATACGACACCGGCGGCGCCGTTGGCGGCTCAAACGCTTTCGGCGCGGTGTCGAAGGTTTTGGCGATATCACCCATCACCGGCGGGATGTTCTTGCCGGCGTCGGCCATCATCAACGGCCCTGCCGCCGGCATGTTCTTCAGTTCCTCGGGCGTGCCAAACACTGACTTGCCGAGGTAACCGCCCAGGGCGTCGCCGCCCATGCTGCCGAGCACCCCGCCGATCAGGCCGCCAATCGCGGTACCGACCACCGGAAACAGCATCGTACCGAGGGCAGCACCCGCCGCCGCACCGCCCAGCGTACCGGCCAGACCGCCCGCCGCCGCGCCATACCCTTCGGCCTTCTCGTCTTGCGTCACGGCATTCTGATAGGTGTCGACGGCCTTAAACCCGGCATCCACCACCGCAACCACCGCCGCGCCTTTCACCACCGAGCCGACGCCGCCACCGCCGCGACCACCTTTGCCACCCTTACCACCCTTCTTGCCCTTGCCATCGGCATCGAGGTCGCCGGCATCCAGGCCACCACCGCCGCCCATCGCGCCCATGTTGGTCACGATCACTTTTTGCGGGATGTTCGGATTACCCATCAACGAGCCGCGGCCAACGTTCAGCAGGCCCTTGGCGATCTTGAAAGTGCTCATGGCCGACTGAAAGGCGATCACTGCGGCCACCGCCGCCCCGATACCCGTCACCAGCCGCGGCGACTCGTCGGAGAGCTTGGCCAGCCCCTGGGCAACCTTACCTACCCCGTCCGCCACCATGTCAGTGACGGGGCGGAATGCATCACCAATCGCGCGCATAGCGTCGTCCGTGGCGTTTGCCATTTCCGACCACTTCTGCGCCGACGACTGCCGGCGTTCCTCCAGGTTCTTGTCCAAGATCCCGGTGGCACTGGCCGACTCCGATTTCAGCTTGGCGTACAGCTCCTTGTTCTGCATGAACGCAGTCAGCGCGCCCTTGACCTGCATGTCGGCGAACAGGTCGCCGGTGCGCAAAGCGCTCTCCAGGGACGCGATCATGGCCTTGGCTTTTTCCGGATTAGTCTCCTTGCTGATCTTGGCCGTGGCCTCGGCCATGGCGGCGGCCTTTTTCGGATCGGTCGCCGCAATGTATTTCTGGGCCAGCTCAAAGCTGGATTCCAGCGTCGACTTGCCATTCTGCAGGCCGGTGTTCATCGACGCCTGATAGTCGATCCCCGCATCCTTGTAGGCCTTGACCGTGTCGCCCGAACCGATCTTTTCCATCCAGTTCTTGAGGTTGCCGGCCGCCTCGTCGGAGCTGCCGGCGGTCTTCATTTGCACCTGAAGCATGGCGCCCAGTTGGGTCACCGAGTCCATGCCGGTGATGCCTAGCTTGCCCATGCCAGCCAGCAGCTCAGGAAACCAGCGCGCCATGTCGGCCGCCTCGAAACTGCCCGCCTGCCCTTGGTAGGCGATCGCCTCCAGCGCCTTCTGCATCACCGCTGGGTCGGAAATTTTGGCGTTCTGTCCCAGGGCGTTGATCATGCGCGCCGTTTCGCCACCGTCCGATCCCTGCCCCACCGCGAACTTGGCCGCGGTCGGAGCGTATTGCAGCGCCTTGTCCAGCTCCATGCCGGCGCCGACCAAGGCGTTGACCACCTCGGCCACCTGATTGCGCGCCATGCCGGTGTCGCGCGATGTGTCGATAATCTTCCTCGACATCTCGCCTTCTTCGGGCTTGTTGGCAATGTTCGACTTGATCGCAATGTCACGAATGATCGCGCCATAGTCGGCGCTGACTTTCGTCGGAATCGCCATCGCCGCCGTGGCGGCTGCCGCTTGCCCGACACTGCTTTTGAGCTTTTGCTTGCCCTCGTCGATTTGCTGGTGACCTTTGGCTTTCAGTTCGGCCTTGGCCGCCGCCTGGCCCATGCTGTTGTAAGCCTTGGCCAGATCGCGAACTGCGACGCCTTGCTTCTTCAAACTGCTGAGGTTGGTTTCCAGTTTGCTCAGCAGCGCCGAGGCGCCCTTGTCGCCAGACATGTGCGCCTTGCGCCATTCTTCGCGCAGTCGCACGGTGTCGCCAATGGTCTTTTGCAGCACTCGGGCTTTGGCGCCGTCGGCCTCCAGACGCTTTATGCGACTGCTGACGTCCTTAAACGCCGAACCCACCGTAGAGCTAACCGCCCCGCCAATGACCAGGCCGAGCGCGAGTTTGTTCGCCATGTGCGTGCCCTATACGTCAGGTAGAACAAAGGTGGCTCAGTCCGTGAGCCACCACACCATCTCAGAAAAAGGCATGGCCTTAATCTCGGCCGCCGAGAAACTGGTCTCTTTGGCCAAGCGGCGGGCCAGCATTTTCAACGTGGCTTCGTTACAGGTCGTCTTCTTCAACCAGACGAAAATAGCCAGCCTGCAAGCGGTTGTAGTCTTTGAATTTCAGGCCGGCCAGCTCGACGTCAGTGGCCGTGAGCAAGCTGCAAAACAGGCTCTTTTCCATCTTTTCATAATCGCCACCACCGGCGGCCTTGGCGGCTTCCATGTCCCGCACGCAGGGCGCACGCATCGTCAGCTTGTCGACGACCACCCCGTTAAAGTTGGCCTTGTAGAACAGCGTTACGGTAACGCCTTCGTCGGTGAGTACCAGCCACTTCGGCAACGGCTTGGTCAGGCTTACTTGAGTCATGTTCATGGGTCCTTAAAGGCCGAGGGCCGAGCGTTCAGCAGCCAGTTGATCGACACCGTCGACCACCTGAATCATGTTGATGGGATCGATCTCGTACATGACGCGACCGTCGATTTCGAGCTTGTAGTACACGAGCTTCAGCGCGTGCTTGATCTCCGCCTCCCCGGCCGGCTTCCAGTCGCCCATGTCGACCTCTTTGATGCCGCCGCGCATGGTAACCACCACCGGCGTGATCGCGCCTTTCAGTCCCCTGAAGGACGCACGGAACACCACGTTGCACGCGGTCTGATCGGCCAGCCCGAAATACTTCAGCGACTCACGGCGCACGCCGTTGGTGGTAAACGCCGCCTCCAGCTTGTCCAGCCCGGTGGCCAGTTCGATCGGGGCGGACATGCCGCCGCCCTGATAGTCGGCAACCTTTTGCGTCAGCTTGGGCAGGGTCAGCGTCGGCACGTCGCCGCGAAAACTCACGCCGTCGACGAACGCGGCGCAGTTAGAAAGAACTTGAGGAATCATTGATCGGCCCCCTTAGGCTGCTTCAAGAACTTCGGTCAACCATTCGTTGGTGACTTCAATGAGAAAATTCGGGTTTTCAGCCGGCGGCACGTCGGTGAAACGGATGCGCCAGTAAATTTTGCCCTGCTCGATCTGGCTGGCCGTGTTCATTTCCTTGTCCGCGTAGACTTCGAAATTGATGATCGCGCCGGCGTTCTTCTGGTCGCGCATGAACGCCTGAAGGCCTTCAGTGACGTCCTGCACATAGGTCTTGGTGATCGAGCGGTCCACCGCCCATTTGTGCCCTGCCTGGATCGCATCCATGAGGATGTCGCAGGTGCGCACGCGGGTGACAAACGACCACTTGGCATCGGCGGACAACGTGCGGTTACCCCACAGGCGATACCCGCCATCGCGAATGATCGTCGCGATCTTCGCGTTGTTCAGCAGGTTCGCGCGGCAGGTTTCGTCGCCGTCCAAGTACTCGATCGGGCGACCGGTGCCGGTGATGCCGACAAACTCCTTGTTCGACGGCGACGCCCAGTAGCCGTACTCGGCATCGGTCCAGGCGAACAGGCCGGCGACCCACGCCGAACCCGGGGCATCGATCGTTGCGCTGAGAATCGTGTCCCAGTACTGCACACCGGGATCAACCATAAACAGACGCTTGCTGCCGAACTCCAGCGCGTAGGCCATAACCGCCTCATCGGTGGTATTCGGGCCGTCGATGATGGCCATCGCGCGCAGCTTGCCGGCCAGGGCATCCATGGCGGTGGCCACCGCTTGCGTGGCGGAATGCTTGGGCGCGATCAACAGCTTCGGCTGGGCGTTGTGTTTGCTCTTGCCGTCCAGCAGCGCTTGCAGTCCGGTGCGCTGCCCCGAGGCCAACACGCCGCCGATGATGGCGGACGTTTGAAGCGCCGCGTCTTCCAGCTTCGGTACGCCCACCGCCACGATCACTGCCTTGGCGCGCACGTAGATCGCCTGGGCGGCCTTGGTGATTGCCGAATCGGGACCGAAGGCGGCGATCGCCTCACGCTCGGAGGTGATCAACTTCAGTTCGCCGGCCAGCGCCGAGCCGCCACCGAGCATGCCCGGGGTGAAGGTGTCGCACAGGCCGATGATCGACGACGACGGCAGCGAGATGGTGCGCGCGCCGGTGTCGATCAGCGAGGTGGTGACGCCGTGAAAGAAACTCATAAGGCTCAATCTCCAGAAACGAAAAAGCCCCGCATAAGCGAGGCGATCAGGGGGTGTGCGTGTTACGCGTAACGGAAAAGAAAACGCCCCGTCAGTGCGGAGCGTTATTGCGGGAGCTGGGCGATCCATTCCGGTGGCTTAGGGCGCCCCGACGGATCAGGAAATAACGTCACATCCGGCCAGTCCCTTAGCTCCTGACGGTAGATGTACAACTTGGATCGCTGATCCGGCGCTAGCGGATAATCAGGCATCGCCAGATAGTCGGTAGCGCCAATTTGCGCATTCCGCCATGTCCGCTCCACCCCTTGTGCCGCTTCCAGCCGCGCCGCCTCATCCAAAGCCCAGGCAGTGCCGGACCACACATGGAAACGTCCCGGCCAAGGCTGCGCCGTCAATCCCTCGGGCAGTTCGCCCAAGGCGTCGAACGCTTGCGCCTCACCGGTGGCGGTGCTGTAGACCGTCCCGCGATGATCTGCCAACTGCGCCGGCGCACCATTCACCCACGCCCAGACAAAGCCAGCGTCCGGCTCGACCAGCACCGCCCCCAGATTGATGGCGTCGCCCGGCGCCTGAAGACCGACCCCCGGAACCTCAAACAGCGGGACAGGGCCGCACAGATCGCCAGCCAGACCCACTCGGTAAAACGTACTCATAGACACCTCAGATCATTTTGATTCGGCCCGGATTGGCGATGTTTCTCGATCGGTTTTCACTGGCGGTCGGAACGACGAGCGAGGCGTCAAAACCGATCGTGGAGTTATCCCCTGGATCAGCACCGGACACGCCAATCTTGGCCGGTGACGAACCGTAGGACGTCATCTTCATCGCGCCGGATGTCACCAGACTGCCGGACCGGTACACCGAGGACGCCGCACCAGTGATGTTACGAATGGCATCGCCTTGCGAACTGCCCGCCGTACGCCCGACATCAATCCCGCGTGACTCATCGAGCAGGCGGATAAACTCGGCGCGGCCTTCAGGACTGCGGAAGGTGTTCACACCATCGCCCTCAGTCCAGCACCCCTCTTTGCCGACTCGCGCCGCCTCGGTGGTCAGCATCCCCGAGGCTTGAGCGTGGTCCCACAGCCATGGCCACTCCGCACGGTTGTAGATCAGGCCGTGATAGAGGCCCCAGCCGCCAGGAGAGAACGCCGTTGTTGTCTCAGCAACCGGACGCCCCACGGGGGTGGTATCCAAGCGCGCAACAGGAAACCAGCTACCCGCCCCATCACTGCGCAGATGCCAATAATCCCCGGCACCCATCAGCACAAAAAACGCATACCCCGCCGGTCGTAGATGGGTATGGAACTTGATTTTGTCCGTGCCCGCCGCCTTAATCATCAGGCGGTTGACCGTGTTGTCGGTGCGACGAACCAGCACATCACGGACACCTAGCGCCGCGCTGGCCGCCGGTAGATCAAGCGTCACAGCCGCCGCGCTGGCATCGATCGAGACCAACCCCAACTCGGTCGCCAGCAATGGTCGAGACGCCGCCACCGACACCACCGGAACTGCCAACGCGGCGCCAATCAAATCGATGGTTTCGGTTTTTGTAAACGCGTTGGTGATCCCAAAGCCCAACAACGTGGTCGGGTTGTCGCCCGACTGAAAGAGTCCCCGCTCATTGACCACCACGCGGCGATAGGTGCCGGCAAGCTTGTCGGCAGGCAACAGGCCGTTAATGACCGTGTCGACGTACTGACGCGTCGCCAGCACCACCGAGGGATCGATTTTTAGCTGAATATTTGCGGTGCCGCTGGTGATAATGTGCATCCGCACCACTTGATTGCGCCCCGAACCTTGCACCAGTAACGGTTTGTAACTGGGCGCCGCGTTGGCCACCGCCGAAAACACCCCGTCTGCGTCTTCCAAGGCCAACTCGCGAATCCACCAGCCGCCCACGTCCGGGGGCAGCACCAGCTCGGCAATCAGAATGTTGTCATCGGTGGGAGAAACGCGCAGCTGATTGAGCTGTGCGCGATAGACCTGATTAATCAGCT